TGACCTACTAGTGCAACATCTGGACTTGGATCTACACTACCTAGTGTTCCTGTTAATTGTTGACCAATTAAAACTACATTAGCATCTCCAATAGCCGTTACTGAATTTAAAGCTGTTGTTAAATTTTCACCGGTTACTGGTACATCAGTAATAATTGTAACGGTTACTGAATTTAAAGCTGTAGTTAAACTTTCACCTGTTAAATCTACATTAGCATTAGCTAAAGGAGTAACTGAATTTAAAGCCGTTGTTAAATTTTGACCTATTAATAAAACATTAGCATCAGCTAAAACTGAAACTGAATTTAAAGCTGTAGTTAAATTTTCACCTGTTAATGAAACATTTGCTGTTGCTAAAACTGTAACTGAATTTAAAGCTGTTGTTAAATTTTGACCTGTTAATGAAACATTTGCATCTGCTAATACATTTACACCGTTTATATTTGTAATTAATGGGTTCTCAAATACTGGAACAGAAATATTACCATCTGCAGAAATACCAACACTACTTTCAAGAGCATGAATTAATTCTTCACCGGTAACATTAACGATTACATTTGATGTTACTGTTACAATAACTGAACTTAAAGCTGTTGTTAAAGTTTGACCTGTGACTTCAATTGGAATGTTTTCATTCCAGGCGCCCTGTCCCCAGGTGCCTCTACCCCAACCGTCAACAATGTCAGACATGACTTAGACTCCTATTAAGAGATTCTGATAATAGCCGCTGTAGATGTGAAAGCTGGAAATTGAATTGTAAATGTACCGCTTGTAGCTGTTTTATCAGTTACAAAATTTAATACTGCAACTGCTGCATTTGAAAAAGAAGTATTATAAATTAATGCTCCTCTTGCAGTTATTGTTACACCAGTAAATGATAGATCAGCAAAATCTGTAAAAGCAACTGTTGATATAACTGATGTTCCAGAATTTACTAAAGTACCACCACCTGCACTGTATGCTCCTGATGCAGTAACTTCACCTGTTGTAGTATATGCAGTTGTAGTCGCACCTAATGTTGCAGTTGATACATAAAGAGCTAATTTAAAAACATCTCCACCTGCTGATGAAAAATCTTGATCACCATCTAATAGTTGTTTTTTAAAACTATTTGGTAATGCTTGTGTAATGGCCATACTTGTTTCTCCTATTGTGGTTTACGAACTATACGAGGTTCTCCATCAAGAAACTCATCCGTTCGTCTTCTTCCCATTTGTTCTAATGAGAATCCTTCGATAGCTTGTTTATACCTATTTTCATAGTATTGCAACATATCTGTAGGACCTTTTAAAAATCCATAAGCTTCAACTAAGCAAGCATATAATAAGCCATTGGGAAATTGCTGACTTAAATATGTATTAGCAGTACTACTAGATAATCCAGTTGGTTTCAAGACATAATTTAATTGAATTGTATAAGCCTGATCTGGAATAGGTGCAAATTGTATAGTATTTTCATTCCAATTTGCATAGTATTTTGGAACTCCTGTTGTGCCCGTTGAATTATATTCATCAATAAAAGACATATCTCTAATATCTAAAAAGGATCTTGTTCCTCCATTAATAACTTCAGCAGATCTAATTACTAAAAGATTAGCAGGTGTATTTAAATATTTTTGACTTACTACAAAAGTAGAGGTGTCATATTTTCTATTGTTATCAGAATCTACATCTCTTAATATTCTAAATTCTGCATTTTCAATAAATCCATTTATAATAGTTGAACTTAATACATTAGAATCCACTTCTGTATAATCTCTAATTTTTGTAACTAATTCTGTGTATGTCATATTAAGCCTGTAGTGTAACCGGACCTGCAGAACATTGTGCCCCGCCACCAGCTATATTTCCTGTTGTTGCCGTACTTGTACTTAAAAAATAAAAATAATTTAAAGTATCACTTACAATACCAGATGAATCTATTTTTCCAACTGTAATTGTAAATCCATTTGCATTTGAAATATCTGTAACTCCATCAAATGAAGGAACATCATCAAAAGAATCTTCTCTAGAAGGTGTGCCGATAATGTTAACTTGCGGCGGGCCTCTGAATCTTACGATATTGCCAGTTGATCTTCCATGATCTTCTGAATAAACATTTATATAACTAGAACCTGCATAGATAACTGTTGAAAAGGGATCGGGTGTAAGTGGTATTAATACTGGTGGTTCTTGTCTGTCAGGATGTGCATATCTTAAACCCTGTGGATCAGCTGTAGTTGGTTTTGGTTCTAACTGAGGTTGTTTTGCTTCATATTCGCTAACATGAACCCATGAGCCATTCCACTCTTGTACCATTTCTTGATATGGAAACCTTTGACCAGATCGGTCAGAAATCATGTAAGAATATTTTCCTCTTGAATTCTTAGACATTTGGATAATAAGTTTTTGGTGTTATAAATGAACTTGAAGAAGAGCCATCTTGTTCTAATGCTCTTTTTAATTCATCTTCGTATAATAATCTTAATTCTTGTGTTCTTTGTGGAGCAAGTTTTAATGATACATAATAAGCTAGTCCTGCGCACATGCATGGGACAAATCTATATGGAACATCTGTTGCATTTGTATAAGCTCCAACATCTTGAATTCTTTTTGCATAATAAAAATTAACCACATTATTAACTTCACTTGTTCCTGGTGTTAAAAATAAAGTGATTGTAATTTTATCTATAAATCTTTGTACAAAATATTGTGTAGGTTGACCGGTTGAAAATTTAGAAGATAATCCACTGTAAGCAGATCTATCTATTTTTGTAAGTGGAAAATCAACAACGGGTGTTTGTTGTGTGTTTCTATAAACAGCTTCTAATATATCATCAGGTCCATAAACGATTGAATTATTATCATAAACATTTGCATTATCAGCATGGATTGCAGCTGTGGTGCCATTAGCTCCTCTAACCAATCCTGTAATTTGATTTGAATCGGTATTAGTACCTGTGTAAGTTATTTGTTCTGAATCAATTAATAAAGTTCCTGATGTTGGAAATTGATCTACAGAATCTACAGTTATTGTAGTTTGAGATGCATTAATTGCACCATTTAATAATGTAAATACACCATCCGATGTTCCATCTCCTGCTGATCTATAAAGAGTATAGACAGATTGACCATTGACCATGGAGATTGAATTATTTGCAACTTCCCAATAATGAAGACCTCTGTTTGCCCACTCTTGGAACATTATATTTAGAGATCTTCTTGTAGACTCTAAATCGTTTCCAGTTCTTGGAGCGGACATACCAATTCTTTCGTAAGCCTCTTCTATAATTTTATCTATAAAAAAAGTCTTTTCAAAAGTTGTTGTTCCAGAAGTAGTATTAGCCATTTAGCTTCTCCTACGCTGTTAAGCCTGAACCAGAAAATTTATCTGTTAATAATGTAACTGCTGCAACATTTGTTAATGTTGAAACAAAAATTCCTTTTGGGAATAAAATTCCATCTTCCGGAAAACTAAAATTAATAACATCACCATTTGGTATATCAGCTGTAAATAAATTTGATCCAGCTTGACTTGTTGTTGTTAATCTTACAATTCCAACACCACTACCATTAGATGCAATAATAATTCCTCTAAGTCTTACTGGAGGAGCTACTACTGCAGTAGAAGTAGATGTTGTAAATCTAGTTGCTTGTATATCACCTTTATATGAACCCATTTTTTTCTCCTTATATATTAAGGAGCCCTTACGAGCTCCTTAAAAATTAATTATTTACGCTGCAAAAGCGAAAGCACCTGTAAGACCTGTGCTAGCCGGATTTGGTTGCATTTTATATGCTACTGTCCATATACCATCTTGTGCACATGAAAAATAAATATAAGAACCTTGACTAAATAAATTAGTCACCGCATTTGCTGGTGTATATTCAAGTCTAGTTTCACCTTCAGTTGATGTATCAATAGTAAGAGCGTTAGTTGCTCTGCTCTCAATTACTGATCCTGTTGCAAGTACATCTGTTCCTGCGCAATCAAAAATTAATTTAGCAGTTCCACCAGTTGTATCAACCGATTGAGCATGAACCACTACTGATCCTGCTCTAGCTGCTGGTAATGTTACAGTTTGAGCTGCAGCACCAGTGTAATTATTTACTGTTATAGTATTAACAGCATAAGTTAAAGTTGTTGCTGTTGCTACTGTAGATGCAGTAAGACCTGTAAGTCCAGGTATAATTGATCCAAGAAATCCAACTCCATTTTGTGAAAGGACTGGTCCTGAAAAAGTTGTTTGTGCCATAGTTATGTTCTCCTAGTTATTCCAATATCGTCTCTAGGCCGTCGACTATACTGCGTCGATATTAGAAAGTTAGTGTATAGTAATTAAAATATAACTTAATTTATTGAATAGCGCAAGGGATACCTGCATCGAAAATCTACTTTTCGGATATAAATAGCTAGTTTTAGCTAGCTACAGAAAACTCAGGAGCAGCCATCTCTACCTTAATTTGTCTAGTAGCTATTTCAGCTTCAGACATTTTAATCTGGTTAATGATTTCACGAATTTTTTCGTCAATCCTAACCATATCAAGAGTATATATTCCCTCTTGAATGTAGTGTTGCTCCCAATCAAGTTCTAATGCTCTCTTCTTTGTGTAAAGAGCTTGAACTGATATCATCTACAACCTCCTCATAGGTTATCCAGCATTTATCCTTAGCAAAGGATCTCATGCTGTCTTTTAGTAATATACCTTTTTTTCCTATTTTGTCAAGGATAGCTAATTCTATACTTTCTGCACTATCTTCTGCTTCAATGTTAAAATTAGCCATGTGACCATAAGCTCTAATTTTTACTTGAAACATTTTTGTCATAATTCATTCTTTCTATCAGATTAATGGGGCGAGATATACCCACCCCATTAAATAAAAAATGCTTATATATTAAGCACCTGGTGAGCCAAACATACCTCTAGGGTCAGAGAATCCGAATGAATATCTCTCTCTAGCTTTGTATCTAACGTTACCAGTATCAAAATCACCTTCCATAGACGTTTTGATAGCTGCTCTTACGAACATCTTCATACCGTTTGGAACGTCAGTTTTGATAAAGAATGCATCTGAATCAGTTAAGAAATTGTTAACCACATAACCTTGTGGAATCATTCCCATAGATTTAATTGCATTGATATCGTTATCAGCAGTACCTACTCTACCTTGAGATGCCATTAATCTCTCCGCTGTGAATTGTAATTCACTTGGAATAATTAATTTAACACCTCTTGCAGCGATTTTTAAACCTCTCTCATCAGTAAATGCATTGATATCAATCAATGATTGTTCTAATGAAGTTTCGTTTAAGTCTGCAGGAGTTGCAAGTTCATTTCTAAATGAACCAGCAATTGTAGGGTGAGATTGGTCCAATAAAGGTTTACCATCCCCACCTGGGAACGAACTTGAAAACGCATTATTAAGTACGTTTGCAGCCGTTACCTGCTTAGTGTTTGCCATAGATCTTGCTAACGCTTTTGTATATCTAGACGCAAGTCTGTCATACAAGTTATCTTCAATCGCTTCTTCAGTGATTGAGAAAGCAA